ATCTTCATCGTCGGCATAATGGCACATAAATCGCATTTCGGCTTGTGCATAATCGGCGTGTAATAAACACCAACCCGGGTCGGGAATTACAATGTTATATATTTCGGAGCCACGCGGAAGATTATGTATTTGCGGATTTTTGGTGTTTTTACGTCCAGTTCTGGAAGAAGTGATGTCATATTCTGGACGTATTCTGCCATCCGTATAAATGTTGTCTTTGAAAGCTGTGTAATACATCCTTCTTCGTTTTTGCACATGTCTCAATTGAATCAACAAATTTGGAAATTCGTGTTGTTGGCGCAACCAATATAAGGCATAGGATTGTGTTGTACGTGCACTAATGCCTTTTAACGTTCCATCGGCTCCCTGTGTCATGGAAGTACGCTTGGCTGTCCAATATTCACGAGCTTCTTCGTCGTCCACAGATTGTATGAACTCCGATATGATATTAGGGTCGATTTTAGTTTCACCACGCATGGCTTCTCCACCAAACGGTACCAACCCAAGAACGTCATACATAAAATGTGCCAGTTGCTGAGTTGAATTGGTATTAAAGCCTTCTTTATTCCACTTGTTTATGTATTTGGTACCATACTTTTCCACATACGACTTAGTGTATTTATGTCCGAATACGTATTTCTTCATTTGCTTTTCAAGTTTGCGCTCTTCGCTCACCCAACCAGAGCCCAGCTTTTCTAAATATTCCCGGTCAACAAGGTCGCCTTCCATGTAATATTCTGAAAACAGTCTGTTTGCTGGCATTTCAATATCACGTAAAACATTAAGTTGTCCATCGTCTTTGACTTCACGCACTAAATCAACACCCAACCTAAAAGTGTAATCTGCATCAGCACCGTTGTAATTGAAAAGTTCTGTTTTATGTTCATCATAAGCCTTTTGCATCAACGGCCCAAAAGAAGCATCAGACTTGAAACCACGAAGTCCTAATATTTTTTGCCTGAACTCCGATTTATAAGGCGGTGCTTTATACCATTTTATGGCCATTCGTTCCAATCCATGAGTGCCAGGCCGTTCATCCAATAAGAAGTGTGCGGACATAGTGTCTATATGATAAATTGCGTTTGTAAGTCCATGATGTTTCATAAATGGAATATCGAACAACCCATTTTGAAATACCAATGGGACGTGTTGAAGCACATCGTTCAATCGTTTTGTGTTTTTGATGTTTTGTTCAAACAATTTCCAATCCAACACTTCCGCTGTACCACGTTTGAAACTGAAACCAATACAAAGAATTCTGGCTTTGTGATATGCCATAATATCCGTTTCAATATCGCACGAAGCGAATTTAGCTTCACGTAGACGTTCCAACGATTGCTCCAATTGTTTTTCATTTTCTACGTGCAAATAATTTTCGTATGGTGGCGGAATAATGGCAGGTTCGCCATCCAAAATGGACTTGGCATACTGCATTTCTTCGACGAAGTCTCTAAAGTTTTCGGAGCCTTTTCCACGTAGTAAATGTGCTGGATGGTAAGTCGGCACTCCACCAATGACCCAGTTTTTTATTTTCAACCTTTTATACATGCCGTGATTACGCATAATTCCACCAGTATGCATCAACAAGTATTTAGATGGCACGTTGCCTAAGGTTACAATAAGTTGCGGTGGATTATCGACGAGTTCACGTATAAGTCTCCTACGACAGGCTTTTACGGAAGCAACGTTTACCTTTTCACCTTTTGGTGGCTTACAAATAATAGTGTTAGTAAAATAACAATCGTGATCATCCAATCCAATATCACGTATCACTTTGCGAAGAAGTTTACCACTCCGTCCAATAAACGGAATGCCTTTTTCTAATTCGGTTTCGCCTGGAGCCTCACCCACAAAAGTTATTATTGGGTCTTCTGGCCCGTAACCAGGTACTTTTATATTATTTGCCTGCCCCGAAAAAGGGCAGGCATTGCAATTTGTTAGTTGGGTTGACATTCGTGTTTCCAAGCTTCGATGTTTTGGACCAAAAGTGTTTCATTATACGCATCGTTCAAAAAATCGATTTCTCTAGGCGGTCTTGGCAATTGGAATAAAGGTTTGGTGAGTTTTATATTCTGTTGTGCATATACCGATGGATATGAACTATCTACACCCAAAACATTATCAAGCTCCAAGTAATCACGAAGCTCTTTACCCGGGTCACGGTCGGAACCCAAAAAGTGTACACTTTCAAAAATGTGATTCTTGGCCAAATGCAATAACGCCAATGGCCTATGCCCATCAAACAATTTCGTTCTGTAACGATACGAAATACCTACTGTGGGCACAATAGCATATTGGTAAAGCAAGTTAATCAATTTATAGGCATTCGTTGACCATTCGGTTGTTGTTTTGCCCTGTGGTATAATCATAACTCTCATATCAACGAAAGCCATTCTCGTTCCCATAGTTTGGATGATCTTTTTGGCCGATTCATAAGTTGCTTCTGGGTCAAGAAAGTAATCAGGCAGCATAATTTGTGATGCGCCTATTGAAAGAGCCTTATCGAAATAAGTTTCAAAAGGTTCTGGTTCGCCAAGCTCGATGGCAGAATTGTCCAAAGTAACGAACTTACCTTCTCCGGAACGTTCGCGAAAGAAATCGGCATATTCTTTATCTTCCAAACAAAACGACAATGCCATGAAATAGTCATCGTCCTTGGTTAAATGCAAATGCTTCTTAGGCACAATGGTCGCAACCTTATTACTTGACATCAGGTTTACCTACCTTTTGAAGATTATCCCAATCGATTTCGTTGCCTTTTACTTGTTGTATATATCTTGGTGCATCGTCCGAATTTACGTTTCCATCCAAGTTGGTTGCTAACACCATCATGGCATATAGCCATGAGAAATAGTTCATACAATCAACGCAAAGGTCGATTATACGATTCAAGTCTGATTTGCGTAACGGTTCCAACCGTATTGGAGAAAGCAACGATGCCATCCTACGAACACGTTTGAATAACTCAGTTGCGAAACTGACTGGCCCAAATATCATTTCTTCGTATGGTGGATGGTCAACGTCGTAGGATTGGACACGGTCGTTGTATACTTGTTGCACTACTTCCCAAGCATGTAGTCTCAAGTTGTTCCACTCCGGAACCATGTCCCGGTCGAAATCACATTTTTCGACAAGTTCGGCAATGGTCATTTGTTCGGGCATTTTATACTCCTTTGATCAAATGTCTTGCAGCGACTATACCCATTGTAGCTGCAGTTGAAATACTATCTGTGTATCCTGCAGCATTACCAATAACTTGGAGTTTGGGTGCGGCAGATACTTCAAACCCATTTTGTAATTGCCATCTAGGCATATGGTATTTGATTTCCGGACCGTATATAACAGTATTGGCGTCTTCAAGCAGTCCGGGCAACATTTTATCTAATTCGGTTAAATATTCTCGAAAACCCTGTAACAATTCGGTCGGTAAATGAGCCGCCAAATTAGCGGGCGTGGCATTATGCCTGAGTTTTTTAAGGTGTTGTCGTTGGCTATCGGTATATTTGAGTTTACTTCCGCCAAAGAAAAATGGAACGCTTTGTGAAACAGGTCTATGTTTACCAGCAATATTTAAATTCATAGCTATTTCACGTACTAACTCTTTTCCATCTTCTATACGGCTCATGATAGCCAAATTAGACCTTCCAGTTGGTGGTTGTTCTGACCGTCCGTTTATGGAAACCAAGCCACCAGGACGTACTTCATTCGTAATTTTGCCACCCCTATTTACGCAAAAACTTCTGTACTGTATTGGCTTGCCAAGAAATCTACTGTTCAAATAGAGTTTGAAATCGTAGAATTCGGACATCAACGGTTCCAAAAATTCATCCTTAGCTTCAAGCCTTATACCCAATCCGGCAGGACCTATTTCGTTGAGCGGAATGCCATTCAATATAGCCGTTTTTCTCATAAAGGTATTGTCGTATGAACCAGTGGCTATTATCACTCTATCAAATGGTTCCGTCAATACGGATTCAGGACCAACTACAGAATCAACCCAAACGTAGTCTTTAGCAACCTTTATCTTCTTCACCGAACGGTTGTAATTGAATTTTACGTTCATTCCTAACATGGCACCATGCATACTAGAAATCATTTGGCGAATGCCGTTTGTCCCAAAGAAACGTAATGGGTAAGATTCAAAACCAAACTTGGTGGATACAAAACCCGGGCAATCTATGGGTTTGTAATATACTGATGGTGGGCCAAATTTGACACAAATACTGTCCACGTAGTCTAACTCTTTTTGAAACCTTTCGAATTGGAGTTCGTCACTCATTTGAATGCCACGACCAACAGATAGAGTAAGTTTACCGTCACTATATCCACCGGCACCGCCTTCACCGCAAAGAATAGCACAGTTATCACGGTAAGGGCATTGAACACAATCCCAATCCGGACAAACTCGTTTACCAATCTCTGGACCACGGTCAAAAAGGTAAACCGAATGATTGGATTTTGTTGCCAATTCATAAGCCGCAAACAGTCCAGCAGGTCCAGCACCTATAACGGCGATTTTACTTACACGTTTTGAGTTCATGATTGCCTTTCCTGATGGCTCCAGTAAACTAACCTGGAGCCACCATCGGAGGAGAATCCTTACTATAACTCGCGTTCTACGCCGGTAGTCAACATCCGAAAGGCCCAATAAAACGGAAGGTCGATTTGCGACATAATGAGTTTAGCAAGCAATGAAGAGCCAATGAGACCCAACAAGGCCGCATTTGGCATCGTGCCATAAAAAGCAATACCGTAAAACACGAAATTGTCAATCACCATGTTCACGCCATCACTCAAAGCACTTCGTAGGGAAGCGTATTTCAATACATTGCCGGCTGTTTTCTCAACATTAAAATATTTGGCTTTAATAGCCGAAAATACTGTGATGTCCGCCAGGTTGGCTGCCGTATAAGAACAAGCACTTGCAATAAGGACACGGCCAGCCACTCCAAAAAACGATCGGTAAAAAGGTTCCATTTCGGGGTCAAGTGGTTGCAATCCAAAACTCATCTGCGTAAAGCCAACAAACATCAAATTCGCAATGTAAGCCGTAACAGCAGCGAAAATAGCAGCCTTACGACCATAAATTTCATTGACCATATCAGATACCTGTGCAGTAAATGGCCAAATAATAGAACCTGTGACCAATATGAACTGCATCCCGAACACATTGAAATTCACCAACCTGGGTACAAGGATGTTGGCTCCAACAACGAAAATGGCCAGGAAAGATGAAAGGATGATCAAGCCGTTTGTCCGGCTAAACTTCACCACAATGGCACCAAACACTGTTGAAAATCCCAATGCAAGGAACCAAATAAGCCAAAAACTAGCTTCTGCAAACATTTTATACTTACTCCTTTTCGTGATTTTTTGAATACGAACATACTTGCCAAATCAATTGTTGTTTAGTTTTCCTCCTTTCAATAATATTTCTATGTCACGAAACGTTTCTATTTGTTGTGGGACGGTTATTTCTTCATGTTTACGTTTGATGAAATCAAATGTCCTACGAAGTTCGTTTTCTGGCAATGGCGGACTGTTACGAGAATTCCAATCCGTAATGAAAATCCAAATTTCTTCTTCATCCAATCCTAACCTGAAATACCTTCCAACCAATTTAGACGCTGTTACGCTTCTTTCACCTTCTGAAACACCTTCTAAAAGTTCAACATACCAGTGGTTACCGTTGTTACTGAAATCAGTGTAAAAATTGGTATATGGTTTGAAAGGCTCTGGGTCAAACATTGCCATATGGTTATTGCGTAACCATTTGTATTGTCTTCCTGAGTTATGTATTGATGGTGGTAGTACGACGTATCCGCCTTCACTTTTCAAATCTATGCCAGGCAACTTCCTAGTTGGTATTGAAACCGGCGAAAAGTAGAACAAATGGTAACCGTTTCCACCAGTTCTTGAAGTAAGTGTCGGAGCCAGATTCAAAGTTTTCAACGTTTGTATGCCTTTTTCACCATCCACATCTACCACAACCAAATTGGAAACACTTCCGGTTATCGTTCCGATATTGCAATCCATAGATGTAAACCAACTTACAACTTCTTCTTTGGAAGGCAATTTGTGTTGGTAATTCAACCATCTTCCTATGGGGTGTTTACCGGGGCACGGACATTGTAGATTTCCGCAACTACACTTTCCAGTCGCTTCATCCATTTTATGAGCCGGGTAAACACCCCAACCCATTTCCAAATAGGACAACGCTTCAGATACAAGCATTAGAATGGGATGTCGTCTTCGTCTTCTTCTTCGTAATCACGTTGGCGTCGAGGGCGTCTGGAAGTGGAACGTTTTTTCACTACCTTTTTACGACGGCGCGGTGGCGGGGCGGGTTCTTCGTCTTCATCTTCGTAGTCCTCGTCTTCGTAGTCTTCGTCCTCGTAATCTTCATCGTCTTCATCGTAATCATCTTCCAAGTCCAACAAAGGTTTTTGCTTGGCGTATGGTGACAAGTTGATCACATTAGAAACTTTACGTTCCTTCCCATCATCGTTTACAAAAATCTTGGAAGCAATGCTGCCAACGGCTTTCATGCCAACAAGTTTGGCCAGTGAAACATCCACGTCGCCGCTAAATTGCAAGGCTTCTAAATGCATTCGCATATTTTGCAATGCGTTTGGCTCCTGGGAAGCATAAGATTTGATCTTTTTACCCTTTTCACTGCCGGGCGAAGTAATTTCCCAATACCACACAATCATGGGTTTCTTTTTGCTTGAAAGAGTTTGTTCGACCTTTGTAATTTTCATTACATAGTCACCGGGCTTAATCCCATATTCTGGGATGTCGTCCAAGTTATATCGTAATCTTGCCATAGTGTTCCTCCAGTTTATAAATTTGAACAACAACTACAAGTTAGTTTTCATTTGCCTCCTTGTTAGTTGACCAATACGAAATCATTTTCTCTACTGTCGGTTGCCATATGGCGTTAGGGAATTTCACACCTTCGGGTGTACGAGCTTTCGCAAGAGCCTTATAGCCTTCATCAGTTTCCATTTCTTCCGTAGTGAGCAACCTTCTAATAACTGTACGGTCTTCCTTTTCAACACGTTCTTTTGTAAGCCTTGCCAATACATCCACAGATGCACCAACACCTAAGGCCAGTGCTCCTGGCAAAGCTGGACAAACAATTTGACGTTTTTCATCCGTTTTCTCAAGCGCAGTCATGAAAACATGTACACGCCTTTTAGGGTCTGGTAAGTATGCCAGGTCGCGGAAGGCACGTATAAACCTTCTCATTTGTTCACCCGATTGCAACCAATCCCATTGTGTGGCTGGTACGTGTTCATCCAAATTATCGTAACTTGAATCGTCTTTCAATACACCTAGTATTTCACCCATGGACAGTTTATCGTGCCCTTCTGTTAGGCTATCTATTCCAACTGACTTGAAACGTGTGTTTTCAAACCGTAAGAAGTTATAAGCATCTTGTATTTCTCCGAAACTTTGCGGTCGGAAAACTTCTTCAATTGTATTGGATATAGACCACGTGCCACCTTCAATGGCAATGTAAAACATAGGTGAAGTATAGTTGCACTTTTCTGCAGAGCCAAGAAGTCTTGTTTTGCCTACTCCTGTGAGACCATAAACTAAGAAATTCAACCTAACATTCCGGTCTGGACGTTCCATTCGTAATTTATCGTACAATTCTCCAGATTGGTTTGTTGGTCTGCGTCGTTTCCTTTTTACTG